TTAAAAACTGCTTACGACAGCATTTCGCAATTGGATGGTGCCAATAGTAGTTTGAGGGCCGCAAACGAGAAGTTGGCGGCAGACAGGAAAGACCTCATCAACGAGCTATGCCAATACTGCGGGAAGTACAAACAAGCACATGAGGGCGCCTGTGACGGGTGCAGATGGAGGGAAATGTGATGGACGCTGTGAAGTTTTTGCAGGAGCGAAGCAGGATGTACGAGACCGGCGCGGCCACGCCCAGCATTGGACTGGAGGACGATTATGACCCGGTAATCGCGGTTAAGGTCGTAGAGGAATGGTCTGCTGCACACCCGCGCAAAACACGGCAGAGCGTGTTTTTGGACAACTATCCTTGTGCAAGGATTGATAGTCAAAGTGTATTGTACGCCTGCCCAGCAGATGCCTATGGAAACAACGTATGCCCGAAGAACAAAAATGACGCCCCGATAATTTGCTACGACTGCCGCCGCGAGTTCTGGACGCAGGAGGCGGAATGATGGACAACTTCTTACAGAACCTTGCTTCAGCGTTATGGATTGTGATAGGTATTCAGACACTTGTCTGGTTGAAGCACTGGAACAAGAAGTTCAGTGACCTGTATGATGAGCTGAAATGGGAGATAGGGAGATGGAGTGATGACTGAATATATTAAAAGAACGGCAGTGTTTGAACAGTTCGACAATGCAGATGCGGATGTGTGCGAAACAGATGACTTCGGTGGAGTTGACTATGGGTTTGGCATGAAGAACGTCAAGGAACTCATAAACGCCATTCCCGCCGCTGATGTCGCCCCGGTGGTGCGTGGGGTGTGGGAAAAAGAGCCATCATCTTATTGGAGGTGGACGTCGTCTGGTGCGGTAGCGGTTACGCGTACTACTTACAGATGCGGTCTCTGTGGACGGGGAACCGCCGTAAAATCTAACTACTGCCCCAACTGCGGCGCGAAGATGGACGGAGGTAACAGCGATGCGACTGATTGACGCTGACAAATTGGAGAGGCAAGAATATTGGGGGAATGAACGGTGTTTTGACTATGTAGATGCAGAGGACATAGACAATGCGCCGACGGTGGATGCGGTGCCGGTGGTGCGATGTAAGGACTGCAAGCACTACGACATTGGCGGGAGCTGCATTATTTGCGGGTTCCAGAGCCGCAAGCCGGACGACTTCTGCTCCTACGGCGAGAGAAAGGATGACAAGCATGAACATTAAGGACAGCGGAGAGCGCACGACGTTTAATACAGGGGCGCAGCGTGATATGCACGGCGGGAAAGGCCGCATGGATCTTCTCCCGTGGGCGGCGATCATCGAGGTAAGCAAGCACTGCGAGGCCGGCGCACTCAAGTATGGGACGCATAATGTTGATAAAGGGATCCCCACCAGCAGTCTGCTGGACAGTGCCATGCGACACGCGGCGAAGTATCTGGACGGGCAGGAGGACGAGGATCACCTGCTGGCGGCGGCGTGGAACCTGCTGTGGGCAATCGAAAACACGAAGCGTTATCACGGTGCTGTTTACACCAAGGATGTGTTCTCGGAGAGCCCACAGGAAATCCCATACTTGCAGGCCGCCAAAGTGTTGCGGGAAGTAAGTGATGCACCTGCCGCCGATGTCGCCCCGGTGGTGCATGGGGTGTGGGTGTGTGTGAATAAAATAGACCCTATTAGTGGATATAGGTGCTCGAAGTGCAGGCGTAGAGTGGGGTTTGACCTCACCCCTTATTGCCCTAATTGTGGCGCGAAAATGGACGGAGGTGACAACGATGCGGCTGATTGATGGCGACGATCTATGGGAACGGCTTGATAACGAGCCGTGGTTTGATAATGCAGATAGAGACGAGATTGCTTTGCCCATTGTGAGCGCGGCGCCCACCGTAGACGCAGAGGTCGTGGTGCGGTGCAAGGACTGTCGGAAGTTCAAAACATACGCTTGCCGGATGGTTGCCAGCGGGTATGACGACTTCTGCTCTTACGGCGAACGAAAGGACGGGGCAGATGCAGAAGGGTGACACGATCCGGGCGCGGTTTATGACGCTGCCGAGCGAGTACCCCGGCTCCGGTGCCAACGATGAAAAGCGGTTTCCTGTCCGCAAGGGTACGGTGGTGTATGTGCATCCGAAGGGGCGGTACATCGTGGCGGAGTGCGGCGGGGTGCGGGAGACGTTTTTTCCAGAGGAGGTGCTAACATGAGCGAATTCCCGGAACGGCTGAGAAAGCTGCGGGAGAAAAAGAGACTGAAGCGGTATGTGCTATCGGAACGCTGTGGGCTGAACTCGGATGCCATACGCCGGTATGAGCTGGGGACGGCGAAGCCGACGATGGACGCGCTGAAGAGCATAGCGGATGAGTTCGGCGTGTCGGTGGACTACCTGATTGGGAGGACGGACTATCCCTGCGTGGTAGATATTTCCGAAAAATAAATTTTGAAAATTCCACTTAAAAGTGGAAAAATTGAAAAAACGCACTTTATCATGGGAGATGCAGGGGCAAACTCTGCATCTCCATTCTTTTTCTTTTCCCCCTTCTTTTCCTGATGGGCGGGGCTTCGGCTCCGCCCGGAGGGAGCAACCAACAGTAAGTCTTGCGTAAGCGCCATTTTCGAGGTAAGGGTCGTGTTCCGGCCTCGCACGCAAGCTATTGGTATTAGCCGCACGGAGAACGCACAAAAAACGCACGAAAAACGCACGAAAAACGCAATATGCCGCAGGCCGATGCCACCCCACATTTCGGGGAGCGGGAGGTCGCACCTCCTAGGCGGCAACAGATGGCAGGCCCCATGCGGGCAGACGGACGTCCATTTTATCTGATGCGCTGGCAGACCGCTGCAAGGGATGCGTCCTAAATAGTCTGCCAACAACACGCGGCGTGCAGATAGCAGAAACGAAAGCAGTAGCGCGCGACATTGCTGTAGACGTGTTGTGGTTCAAACCCACATCGTCGCCCCAATAATCTGCTGGTAGAGCGCCAGCAGCATAATCAAAAGAAAGCTCAATGGGTTCAGGCGAGGCGAAAGCCGGGTACAGACGTGCCAATGACAAAGGCCAGTGGTGGGAGGCCGGTGCGTCAGGCAAAACGAGGTGATAACATGGCTGCGAGATTGACAGACCGGCAGAAAAAGAAAATACTGGCGGATTATCTGGAAAGCGGCAGCTATCGCGCCACGGCAAGAAAAAACAACGTAAACCCTACCACGGTAAAGCGCGTTGTTGAAGCAAGCGACGACTTTGAACAAAAAGCCGCAGAGAAAAAAGCACAGAACACGGCAGACATTCTGGCGTATATGGAGAGCCAGCGGGATGTGGTGTGCCAGATCATCGGAAATGGGCTGGCGGTGCTGAATGACCCGGCAAAGCTGGCGGAGGCCACGCCCAGCCAGATCACCACGGCGATAGGTACACTGATCGACAAGTGGACCATGATGAACAAGGCATCGGACAATGGCGAGAGCGGCGTGGTGCTGATGCCGGAGGTCAGGGATGAGTAGCGTGGTATGGCGTCCGCAGGAACGGCAGGCCATATTTATGGCGCGGCCGGAGTATGAGGCGCTGTACGGCGGCGCGGCAGGCGGCGGCAAGAGCGACGCGCTGGTCATCGAGGCGCTGCGGCAGGTGCATATCCCCTGGTACAAGGCGCTGATCTTGCGAAAGACGTTCCCGCAGCTGCGGGAGCTGATCGACAAGACGCTGAACTACTACCCACGGGTATACCCAAAGGCCAGGTACAACGGCAGCAGCCACACATGGCGGTTTCCCTCCGGGGCGCAGATCGTGTTCGGCAGCATGAACCGGCCGCAGGACAAGATACAGTATCAGGGGCAGGCCTATGACTTTATCGCCTTTGACGAGCTGACGCACTTTACGCAGGAGGAATACGAATATCTGAAATCCAGAAACCGGCCCAACGGACCGGGGACGCGGGTGTATATGCGCTCCACGGCCAACCCCGGCGGCGTAGGCCACGGGTGGGTGAAGGAGCGCTTCATCACGGCGGCGGCGCCGATGCAGACCATCACGGAGGAGGCTGCGTGGTACACGCCGGACGGCAGGAAGCACATAGGGCAGCAGAAGCGGATCTTCGTGCCGTCCTCGGTATTTGACAACAAGATACTGATGGAAAACGACCCCATGTACGTCCAGCGGCTGGCCAGCATGCCGGAGGCGGAGCGGAACGCCCTGCTGTACGGCAATTGGGACAGCTTCGAGGGGCAGGTGTTCACGGAGTGGCGCAACGACAGCGAGCACTATATGGACCGGAAGAATACCCACGTGATCGCGCCGTTCCGGGTGCCGGAGGACTGGGTGATCTGGTGCGGACTGGACTGGGGCTATTCCCGGCCCTTTTCCGTGGGGTGGTACGCCGTGGACCGCAACAGGCGGATGTATCACATACGGGAGCTATACGGCTGCACGGGAACGCCAAACCGGGGCGTGATGTGGGAGCCCACAAAGGTGGCGCAGGAGATACGGAGGATCGAGGACGAGGACCCCAACCTGAAGGGGAAGCAGATACACCGGGTGGGAGACCCGGCCATCTGGCAGAGCGACGGCACGGAGAGTGTGGGCGCGCTGATGGAGCGGCAGCGGGTGTATTTCGAGAAGGGCGACCACGCCAGGATCAACGGCAAGATGCAGGTGCACCACCGGCTGGCCTTTGACGAGGATGGAGTGCCCATGCTGTATGTGTTCAGCACCTGCAAGCATTTTATACGGACGGTGCCGAACCTGGTCTATGACCAGACGGACGTGGAGGACATCGACACCGACGGCGAGGACCACATCTACGACCAGCTGCGGTATGTGTGCATGCGCAACCCCATAGGGCCGCGGGAGGAATACAGGACGGTGGAGCGGCCGTATTCCCCGCTGGAGACAGAGGACGAGTACAGGCCCAGCCGGTACGCATTTTATCAAGTGTATTAAGGAGGAGCGCATGGAGAGATACGGTATCCCCGGCATCGTACCGGAGGAGCAGGACATGGCGCCGGAGATGGCGGCCATGCTGCTGCAGCGGACAGAGCAGACGCCCACCATCACGGACCGGGACGTGGAGCGGGGCATCGATCTGCTGTCGAAGTACAAGGACGGCAAGGGCAACCTGGAAAACCGCATCGTCAACGACGAGCTGTGGTGGGAGCTGCGGCACTGGGAGGGCATCGGTCAGAGCAAGGCAAAGCGGGTGGACAAGAGCGGCAAGGAGGTCACGTCTACGCCGCCGGAGCCCAAGCCGTCCTCCGCGTGGCTGTTCAACACCATTCAGAACAAGCACGCCGACGCGATGGACAACTACCCGGAGCCGGTGGTGCTGCCCCGGGAGCGCAGCGACGAGCAGAGCGCCAAGACGCTGAGCCAGATATTACCGGTGGTGCAGGAGTACAACCACTTCGAGCAGGTGTACTCCGACAACTGGTGGGAGAAGCTGAAGCACGGCACGGCGGTGTACGGCATCTTCTGGGACCCGCAGAAGGACAATGGACTGGGCGACATCGAGATACGGGACATCGACCTGCTGAAGCTGTTTTGGGAGCCGGGCATCACGGACATACAGAAGAGCCGGAATTTGTTTATCGTAGACCTGGTGGACAACGACCTGCTGGACAGCGAGTACCCGCAGCTGAAGGGCAAGCAAAAAGGCAAGGTCGTGGACGTGAAGGAGTACATCTACGACGACAACGTGGACACCAGCGACAAGAGCGTTGTGGTGGACTGGTATTACAAGGTCAAGACACCGGATGGCAGGACGGCGCTGCACTACATCAAATTCGTGGGCTCCACCCTGCTGTACGCCAGCGAGAACGACCCGGAGTACCGGGAGCGGGGCTTTTATGACCACGGTATGTACCCGGTGGTGCTGGACGTGATGTACCCGGAGAAGGGCACGCCCATCGGCTTCGGCTATGTGGCTATCTGCAAGGACCCGCAGCTGTATATCGACAAACTGAGCGCCAACATTCTGGAGAACGCCATGATGGCCACAAAAAAGCGTTTCTTTGTCAGCGACACCACGGCCATCAACGAGCAGGAGTTTTTGGACTGGAACCGGCCGCTAGTGCATGTGAACGGTCCGCTGGACGACGGACGCATACAGGAGATCGTGACGCAGCCGCTTTCCGACATCTATGTGACTGTGGCGCAGATGAAGATCGAGGAGATGAAGGACACGGCGGCCAACCGTGACGTGAACTCCGGCGGTACCACCAACGTGACCGCGGCGGCGGCCATCGCCGCCTTGCAGGAGGCGGGCAACAAGGCCAGCCGGGACATGATCGCCGCCAGCTACCGGGCGTATACGCAGATCAATACCCTGTGCGTGGAGCTGATGCGGCAGTTTTACGACCTGAGCCGCAGCTTCCGCATTACAGGTGAGGGCAGCGAGTACCAGTTTATCGACTTCGACAACACCGGCTTGCAGGACCAGGTGACCGGGCTGGACACGATGGGCAATCCCATGTACCGCCGGCCGGTGTTCGATTTGAAGATCAAGGCGCAGAAGAAAAACCCCTTTAGCCGCATGGAGCAGAACGAGCGGGCCAAGGAGCTGTACGCAATGGGCTTCTTCGCGCCGGAGAACGCACAGGCCAGTTTGATCGCGCTGGACATGATGGACTTTGAGGGCATACAGACGGTGAAGGAGAAGGTCATGCAGGGGCAAACGCTGCTGAACATGGTGATGCAGATGAGCCAGCAGTTGGCGGCGATCACCGGCGTTCTTATGCCCCAGGAAGAGACGCAATCCGGCGGCGGCACCAATGCCGCAGAGAGCGGCGGAGGCGGCGGAGACGGCCTTGCAAGCGGCGTCATGGAAGCGCAGACGCCCATGACCGGGTACGGTCAGGCTCTGGCCAAGCGGAGCACACCAAGCGTATGACAGAGGTGACGATGCACCGCGGGGACAGCTGCTCCGTCAGGTGCAGGGGACACGCCACGGGCGCACCGGACGTATGTGCGGCCATAAGCTGCCTAATGTACACGGCGGCGGGGTGGCTGCACAACACGCAGGAGGCGGAGCTGGTGTATGAAAAGCTGGACAGCGGGGATGCGTACCTGCGTTGGCACGGCGGGGAATGGCTGTACGACCTGCTGAAAATCGGCTTTTTGCAGCTGGAAAAGGCGGCGCCGAAAAAAATTTCTGTAAAATTTTGAAAATTCCACTTTTAAGTGGAAAATTCAGAAAAAGCAATGGTACCGTGGGAGGTGCAGAGGCGAACTCTGTACCTCCCTTTTGTTCCGGGCGGCGGGGCGGCGGTTATGAGACACCGCTTCGCCGCAGGAACGGGGACGCCACACGGGAGCGACATGCCCGCGCATTATTAGGAGGACAAGATATGTACCTTTTTGACATGAGCCTTTGCCTGTTTGACGGCGAGGGCGGCGGGGCGGCAGCTCCCGCAGCACAGGGCGAGACACAAGCGAGCACTGGTACCACCCGCCAGAGCAAAACGGGCGCACTGAGCGACGTGAAGTACGGCAAACAGCCGGAGAGCGAAGCACAGACGGAGCAGCAGCCTGACGCCGGGGCTGAGGAGAAGGTAAAGGACGTGGAGACCACGTCCGACGCGCTGGAGGCCAAGAAAAAGGCTTTTAGAGAGTTGATCAACGGGGAGTACAAGGATTTGTACACCCAGGAAACGCAGCGGATGATCGACCGGCGCTTTAAGGAAGCACGGGAGAATGAGAAGCGGATGAAGTCCTACCAGCCGGTGCTGGACACGCTGATGGAGCGCTACGGCATCGACGACGGGGACGCCGCGCGGCTGCTGGAGGCCGTGGACAACGACCACGCCTACTGGAGCGAGGCCGCCGAGGAGGCGGGCATGAGCGAGGAGCAGTACAAGGAGTTCCGCCGGCTGAAGCGGGAGAACGCCGAGCTGCTGCGGAGCCAGCAGGAGCAGCAGCAGAACGAGTTTTTCCGGGCGCAGGGCGAGAAGTGGTACAAAGAGGCGGAGGCCATGAAGGGCAACCCCCTGTACCAGGGCTTCGACCTGATGCAGGAGCTGCAGAACCCGGAGTTTCTGAGCCTGCTGAAGGCCGGTACACCGGTGGAGCACGCCTACCGCGTGCTGCATTTTGACGAGCTGATGGGCAGCGCGGTACAGGCCGCGGCCGCCAGCACAGAGAAAAAGGTGGCAGACTCCGTCCGCGCAAAGGGCAACCGTCCCAACGAAAACGGCACCAACTCCAACAGCGCGTTCGTAACAAAGACGGATCCTTCAAAGCTGACAAGGGCAGACTTTGAAGAGATCGAGCGGAGAGTGGCAAGAGGCGAACGCATTTCGTTCTGATCTCTCACGGCTCCGCTGCGATATGCTGAAAGGAGCTATGAAACTATGAAGAATACCATTTGTGACCTGTACCTGATGCCGGTGGTGCTGAACCTGTTTGACGGCAACACCAACACCACCCTGGACGCCGGTTTGTCCGACGAGATGAAGACGTATTACTCTATGCGTCTTATCAATCTGGCCGAGCCGGAGCTGATCCATGACCAGTTTGGTCAGAAGCATCCCATCCCCAAGAACAGCGGCAAGACCATCGAGTTCCGCAAGTACGACAGCCTGCCCAAGGCGCTGGTGCCCCTGACCGAAGGTGTGACCCCCGCCGGCCAGAAGCTGAGCATGGGCGTCATCCGTGCGACCATCAAGCAGTACGGCGGTTACATCGAGCTGTCCGACATCCTGGAGCTGACCGCTATTGATAACAACCTGGTGCAGGCCACCCGTCTGTTGGCCTCTCAGGCCGGCCGTACCTCCGACACCATCACCCGCGAGGTGCTGGCAGGCGGCACCAACGTGGTGTATGCCGGCGGCGCCAAGGACAGAAGCGAGCTGGTGGGCGGCGACGCCACTGAGGCCAACAACAAGTATCTGAGCGTGGACGACATCCGCAAGGCCGTCCGTGCGCTGAAGGTCATGAACGCCCAGAAGATCAACGGCTATTTCGCGGGTATCATTCACCCCGACACCGCCTATGACCTGATGAGCGACAAGAAGTGGGTGGACGTGAAGACCTACTCCGACCCCGACGGTATCTACGAGGGCGAGATCGGCAAGATTGAGGGCGTTCGTTTTGTGGAGACCACCGAGGCAAAGATCTTCCACGCGCCTGACCTGGTGATCGCCGACGGAAGCAACGCCGCTGTGCGTGACCTGACTGTCAAGAGTGCGTCCGGCAAGGTCATCACCGTTAACGAGGCACTGAGCACCAACCAGGCCGCCGCGCTGACCGGCCGCGAGATCCTGGTGGGCAGCGAGCTGATGGAGGTGGTGTCCGCGTCCGCAGGTGCTGTCGGTGCTGCTACCATCACCGTGAAGGACAGCCCCGCAACCACGCCTGCCGCGTCTACCGTGATCTATCCCGGTGAGGGCGGCGCAAAGGGCCGTGACGTGTATTCCACCCTGATCGTGGGCGCCGACGCCTACGGCGTGACCGAGCTGGAGGGCGGCGGTCTGCAGCACATCGTGAAGCAGCTGGGCTCCTCCGGCACCGCTGACCCGCTGAACCAGCGCGCCACCGCCGGCTGGAAGCTGACCAAGGTGGCCGAGCGACTGGTGGAGCAGTACATGGTGCGTATCGAGTCCGCCTCTACCTTTGAGAGCGGCCTGATGAACTAACACACAAGCGGAGGGGGGCATTGTCCCCCTCCGCCCCGGACATGAGGAGTGATAAACATGGCAGAAAAGAAGCAGAGAACGCCTGAGGAAATGGAACAGGCATTGGCCGCGGCCAACAAGGCGCTGGAGCAGGCCAAAAAGGAGGCTGAGGACGCCAAAGAGGCCGCAAAGGCCGCCGAGGAGGTCATGCGCGGTATGTCTGTCAGGGAGGCGGACGACGGCATGGTTTCGTTCTACGCTTTCAAGGACGACGACAGATACAAGGACGACATCGTGGTGGGGCTGAACGGCAAGGTGTACCGCATCCAGCGGGGAAAGCACGTCCGTATCCCGCGGCCGGTATACAACATCATCCGCCGGTCGATGGCACAGGACGCGGCCACGGCGGAGATGCTGGAGGAAAAGGCCCGGGAGTATGAAGCGGTCAAGCAGCAGCTGAACTGACAACTGCATACCACCGCGAGACACGAAAACGGCTGTGACACGGCGCAGCAAGCGGAGAAGGACGTTATCCTTCCTGCTTGCCGCGCCGTTTTTCAGCGGAAAGGACAGGGAACATGACGAGAACGATACCCCTGAAAATCCAGAACGAATATATTACCGGCGACAAGTGCATGATCGGCGCTGCCGGTAGCCACAACGATGTTATTCTCCGCATGGAGTTCTCCGGCATGTGGGACGGCCTGACGAAAATGGTGCAGTTCCGCGATGCGCTGGGGGAAGCCACGATAGAGGTGCTTCTGACCGCTGACATGCTGGAGGCGGACGATACCAGCGTGTATCTTGTGCCGGTGCCAAACGGGGCCAAAAAGTACGCCGGTGAAATGACGCTGTGCGTCAAGGGTGCTGCGGTGGCCGGGGAAAAAGAAACACGGGCCACCACGGCGGTGTACGGGCGGTTCACCGTGGGCGAGAGCAAGTGGGACACCAGTGCGGAGACGGAGCAGGACGTGCCGCCCACGCAGGCGGAGCTGCTGCAGAGCCAGATCGATGCGGTGCTGGGCACGATAAGCGACGCGGCGGCATCTGCCAATGCGGCGGCGGCATCGGCGCAGAGCGCGGCGGAGAGCGCTGAGACCGCCACGGCAGCAGCCGGAAGCATAGGTAATTCCGTGACGGCGGCGGCTAAAAGTGCAGCGGCGGCAGCAGACAGCGAAAAAAGCGCGGAGTACTGGGCCGGACAGGCACAGCAGGCCGCAGGCGGCGGCGTGGTGAGCTTCAACGGACGCGCAGGAAGCGTTGTACCGCAGGCTGGAGATTACGACAAGGGAATGGTCGGTCTTGACAACGTGGACAACACCAGCGACCTTGCAAAGCCCATTTCCACGGCTACGCAGACGGCATTGAACGCCAAACAGGGCAGCATCATCAAAGGCTCTGTGACGCTGACGGTGGCGGGCTGGGTGGCGGACGGCGACGACTGGAAGCAGCCGGTGACCATTGCCGGAGGCGCAGCGGGCAAGCAAGTGGATCTGGAGGCGGACAAGACAGCCATCAAGCAGATGCTGGAGGACGGCACCAACGCTATCTACATCGCCAACAACAACGGAACATTCACCGCCTACGCTGTGGGCGAAAAGCCCACCGCTGACCTGAGCGTTCAGGTGACGGTGTACGAAGTAAAGGAGGTAATCTAACGATGGTTATTATCGGTAAATCGCAAATAGCGGGGGGGGGTGGTGTAGCACCGGATATTGATTTCGAGTATTCCGGGCAGTACATCCGCCGCGCAGAGGATAACGTTATAGAGTTTTTGTCTACCGGCGTGCTGACCATCAAGAAGGACGTGTACACGGACCTGTTTCTTGTGGGCGGCGGCGGTGGAGGCGCACAAAACGGCCTATCATCAGCTTTATGTAACGGTGGGGGTGGTGGAGGCTACACAAAGACGGTTTTGAATACCCTACTTCGAAAAGGCACTTATAACATAGTTATTGGGGCTGGTGGCACAGGGGGGGCGACATCAACTGGAGCGAGCCCCACAGACGGAGGGACAACATCTATCACTGGATCCGATGGGTTTTTTACAGCATCGGAGGGTGGAAAACACGCATCAACCAGTACCAGGACAGGTGGCAACGGAGGCTCTGGCGGTGGTGGTGGCAGCTATGCGACTAGTGCCAGTCGTGCATCTGGCGGGGGCGGTGGTTCTGATGGTGCTTCCGGTGCCAATGGCGGTGGCGCAGGCGGAACCGGACAGGGCACAACTACAAGGGAGTTTGGCGAGACTACCGGGAAATTGTATTCCGGCGGCGGCGGCGGTGGCGCTACATACGACGACGGATATAATGCAGACTCCGGAGCCGGTGGCGCAGGCGGCGGCGGCAATGGTGCAAAATTCCGTGGTTCTGCTGGGGACGGAACTCCTAATACTGGTGGAGGCGGAGGCGGTGGTTTTAATTACGCCCATTCTCCCAGCGACAGTACCTCGGGCGGAAGCGGCGGCTCGGGCATCATCTGTATGCGTGTACACAAAGAATAAACACGACCTCCGTTTCGGAGGTCGGGAACGGAGGTTTATATGGCAAGTATATGTGGTTCCCCTGTTTGTGCCGGTGGTAAGCCGAAGCTGAAATTTACCTACACAGGGGACTACGTGGTGAGAAAAGACGGCGTTGTGGAGCTGCTGACGAGCGGAACGATTGTGTTCCTTGAGCCGAAAGTCATTGACCTGTTTCTGGTTGGTGGTGGTGGACGTGGCGGGTTTTTCAAATCTGGAACAGGTGCACAAACGGGCTTTGGAGGCGGGGGCGGAGGGTATACAGCCACGCTTCGTAAAGTTAACGTGACGGGTAGTTATGAAGTGACAATTGGAGCCGGTGGAATTGCCGGGCAAACTAACGGTGGTGGCGGCGCCTCCGCATTTGGGGGACTAATAACAGCTAACGGAGGCTACGGGCATCAATCCTCCAGTAGTGACTTAGACATGATTAGAGGAGCTAACGGCGGTAGTGGCGGTGGTGGCGGCGTATCCTCAAATTCCGATTATGGTGCGGGTGGTTCAAATGGTAATGACGGTGAGCGGGGTTATTATCCGCAGACCATTATAGGCGGAAAGGGGCAGGGAACGACAACGAGAGAATTTGGAGAAGCTAACGGCAAACTGTATGCTGGTGGCGGCGGGGGCGGTCGATATATTTCTGCACAAAGCCCTGTTGTAAGTGCAGGAGGAAGTGGCGGCGGTGGCACTGGTGGATGGTGCGGAACCGCTAACACTCAAGCAGCTGCCGCTGGCGTAGCAAACACTGGCGGCGGGGGCGGCGGCGGTGCGATTGGCAACGACACGAGTGTTACTGTGCCAGGTGCTTCCGGTGGCTCCGGTATCGTTTGTTTCCGTGACGCTGCGCCGTTGCCTGAGTTGGCGGGGACGTGGGTGCTGAATGAGAGGTTGTATGCGCCGGAGAAGGATTTTGACGAAATAACTGGCTATCGGTTTAAAGTTGGAACAATAGAATGCACCAGGATTAGAACATCCAATCTCACACATCTAAGTGCATTTAAAGTTTTTTCCGGTGATACTGTAGATATATATACTTTTAGCACCAACACATGGCACACCACGGCTAGAAATCTAACCTTCCCCGCTGGTGCAACCGCTTCCGACGAGTTCTGCGCATGGTTGGCGAGTAACGCGACAAAACAGGCGTAAGGAGGTGCTGCATGGCTATTACAGGAAAACCCATCGCAATGGGTATCGGCGGGGGGACGGTGTACTTCCCGGTCAGCTACACGGCAAGGCACAGCATGAGGGACGATGGGAGCGTGGTGCTGCTGGAAAGCGGACAGGCGACCTTTGACAAGCCCACGGCGGCAACAGTGACCACAGCAGACGGCAAGAGTGCCACGGTGGTGCTGGATGGCACCTACGACGTGGCGATAGGCAGCGAGGGCGGCGCGACCTCTTTCGGCAACATCATCAGCGGAGAGGGGCCTGTGACGCTGACAAAAGGAGCGTGATTAAGTGAGATACGCAGTGGTTGAAAACGGTGTTGTTACAAACATCATCGAAATGGACAAGCGGAACGAGCAGTTCTTTCCCTCGGCGGTGTACACAGGCGACCGGCCTGTGGGCATGGGCGACACGTACACGGAGGGGAAGTTCTACCGTGACGGCAAAGAGGTTCTGACGGCACTGGAGGAGGCCAACAAGGAGATAGACAGCCTGACGAAGCAGCTGGGGGAGGCTGTGGAAACCATCTATCAAGCGGATATGAACACCATCGGTTAAGAAAGGAGAAGGACGATGTACAACATTATGACGAAGCTCATCAACAAGCGGTTTTACAAGACGAAGGAGGAGGCACAGCAGAAGTGTGACGTATTTTATGCCGTGGGGCGCATCACGGACGAGCGGTACACGGACCTGTGTGCGCTGATCGAGAGCGTGTACGCGGAATAAGGGCGGGGAGAATTACTCCCCCCGCCGGATGTAGGCTTCCTCGGCACTGATCTGTGCCTGTTTAAGTGCGGCAACGGCCTTTTCAAGCTGGGCAATGGCGTCGGTGACGGCGTTGAACAGAGTGAAATACTCGGGCATGGGAACACCTCCTTTCTGCAAGCAGGATAGCACAGGCGGCGTGTCAGAAACGGTCGAAGGGTGTCGAGGGGCAAAAATAATTTGAGAGGAGAACGCGGCGAATGGAACCGTGGGTACAGCAGATCGCCGTACCGCTGGCGGTAGCGGTGCTGACAAGCAGCGGTTTGTGGGCACTGGTATCGAAGCGTGCGGACAAAAACAACGCAGAGCGGAAGATGCTGGTGGGTCTGGCGCATGACCGCATCATCCATCTGGGCATGGTGTACGTGACACGAGGGTACATCACGCAGGACGAGTACGAAAACCTCAATGACTATCTGTACCAGCCGTATGAAAAGATGGGCGGCAACGGTAGCGCAAAACGGGTCATGGAGGAAGTAAGGAAGCTGCCCATCAAGCGAGAGGCGTAAAGCCGGAAAGGAAGTAACTATGAAACTGAGCAATCGTATGTATGACATCATCAAGTGGGTGGTTATGATCGTACTGCCCGCCCTCAGTGCCCTGTACGTGGGACTGGGCGGCATCTGGGGCTGGCCGTACATCGAGCAGGTGGCGGGTACTATTTCCTGCATCACCGTGTTCCTTGGCGCGCTGCTGGGCATTTCCAGCGCCAGCTATAAGAAATCTACGCTGGACGAGGAGGCTATGTAAATGGCCGCCCCGAAAGTCTACCTGTCCCCGGCTATGCACATGGCGAACCCCTGTGTATATCCCCGTCCGGACGGGAAACAGTGTTATGAGGCACTTGAAAATAACGAGTACATCGACATTCTGGAGCCGATCCTGAACCGCTGCGGCATTGCCACTAAGCGCGGCTATCGGCGTACACCCATGAACGGCGACAACGGCGATGCCATCATGAAGCAGAACGTGAGGGAAAGCAACGCATGGGGCGCGGACGTGCATTACGTCAGCCACACCAACGGCAGCGCAGACGGCAAGGGCAACTCCCGGGGTTGCTTCCCTATGTACTACACCTACTCGAAGAACGGCAAGAAGCTCGGCCAAATTATGGTGAAGTATCGAAAGCAGATTTACCCGCGCACGGTAAAGCTGGTAGCCAACTCCAAGTGGTATGAGCTGCGTGTGCCGAAGGCCGTCTCCTTCTATGAGGAGCATGTGTTCCACGACAACATGGATGACGCCACATGGTTCCACACCCACATGTCGGAGATCGCCGAGAGCGCGGCCAAGGGGCTTTGCGAATACTTCGGCATCCCGTATGTGGAGCCGGAGAACCCTGCGGAGCCGTTGGAGCCTATGACCCCCGGCGAGCTGCTGGTGAAGATCATGAACAGCACAGGAACGCGCGGCACGTGGGAGATCGTGAAGTGAGGTGAAGACATGACGGTTACAGATACTCTTTCGCAGGCGGACGAGCTGCGGCTGAACACCATAAGCGACGAGCAGAAAGCGGCGTGGGTGATGGGGCTGGACCAGCAGATCGGGGAGAGGATCGATATGGCCTCCTACATACACAGTTGGCCGGCGGGCGACGGGGAGCTGCTGCTCCCCGCGCCCTACGACCGGGTGTATGTGCTGTATCTGTGCAGCCAGATCGACTACTACAACAACGAAACGGCGCTGTATGGCAACGACAAGGCGGTGTATGACGAGGCGATGAGTGAGGCAATGGCGTGGTGGCGCCGGCAGCACTGCCCGGACAACACCGGGAATGTGCAGGTGATGGGATGAGACTGGCAAGCCTGCCCTATTCCCTGAACCCCAACAAGGTGGAGATGGTGCAGATGCGAGGCATCAACTGGTCGGACGCCATACAGAACGGCGATTTGCGGGACAGCCTGAATTTGTCAGCCAGACGGTGGCCGTACATCACCACACGTAAGGGACGGTTGAAGCAGACCGGGTACAAGAACGTGACGGCGCTGACATCGTGGGACAAGCTGGTGGCGGTGCAGGGGACCTCCCTGCTGTACGACGGGCAGACGGTGGGCACGGTGACGGCGGGCAAGAAGCAGTTTGCCGTGGTGAATACCAAGATGGTGATATGGCCGGACAAGGTGTATTTGGACATCAAGGACCAGACCGTAAAGCCATTGGCGGCGGAGATCACCGGCAGCAAGGCCACGTTTGCCACTAACAAAATAACCGTGAACGGCTGGGCGGACTTGACCACGAAGTTCAAAGCGGGTGACGGCGTGACACTTTCCGGCTGCACCTCCAAGACGGAGAACAACAAGGATTTTGTCATTAAGGCGGTCACCTCCAACACGATCACGGTGGCGGACAACACATTTACTGCGGTGAACGAGGCCAGCACCAGCATTAAGATCGAGCGAAAGATACCTGACCTGGACTACATCTGCGAGAGCGAAAACCGGCTGTGGGGCTGCAACAACGACACGCAGACCATATATGCCAGTACGCTGGGCGACCCCACGAATTTTTACGTGTATGAGGGACTATCCACAGACGCCTATACGCTGGCAGTGGGCACGGAGGGGAAATTCACCGGCTGCTGCAAGCTGAGCTCTTCGGTGCTGTTCTGGAAGGAGACAAAGCTGCACAAGATGCTGGGCAGCTATCCGGCGGAGTACGCCATGTACACCTACGAAATGGAGGGCTTGCAGGATGGATGTCAGAAAAGCCAGCAGGTCATCAACGACACGCTGTTCTATAAAGGCCCTCACGGGGTATACGCCTACTCCGGCGGCACGCCGGTGCTGATCAGCGACAACTTCGGCGAGAAGGAGTTTACCGATGCGGTAGCCGGCAACGACGGCGACAGCTACTACCTGAGTGTGAAGGACGGCGCTGAGCACCGGTTGATGGTGTATGAGACCAAGACCGGGATATGGGTGCTGGAGGACGGCACGGAGGCGGTGGACTTTGCGCGGCTGGGCAAAAAACTGTACATGCTGGCGGATGGCGACGTGTACCTGCTGGATGGCGAGGACACGCCGCAGACGCAGGAGTGGATGGCACAGTTCGCCCCCATGTATGAGACCATCGACGGCAAGAAAGCGTATTCCAAGATACTGATGCGGCTGGAGCTGCCGAAGGGAAGCTACATGACGGCACAAATGCGCTGCGACGGGAAGCCGTGGCAGACGTGCGGCAATGTGGTGGGCAAGGAGCACAACGTGACCAGCCTGCGGCTTGCGGCCAACCGGTGCGACAAATTTGAGCTCAGGCTGGAGGGCAAGGGCCCGTGCACCATACTGGGCATATCGAGAGCGTTTATGGTGGGGAGTGATGTGAAATGATTGTTTTCCCGGAGAGCATAAACGAGCTGCCGAAGGAGAACCCGTCAGAGGCGCTGGACATAACGGAAAACTACATTAAGTACATGTGCCAGCGCATTGACTGGGCAATGGGCAACGTGACAAAGAACGTCAGCAAGGCGGGCGTGTCCAACGCGGAGATGTACATTCTGCTGACAGCGCTGCAGAATACGGTATCCGCCCTGCAGAGCACGGTAAACAGCCAGGGGGCCAGCATATCGGCGCTGACGCAGAGCGTGACGGCACTGGGCAGCGACTATACGGCGCTGGAGCAGAGAGTGGCGGCGCTGGAGAACAAGACATAAGGAGGATGCCTATGGCTATACGGAAAAACAAAAAAGCGACGACCGGCAACGTTATGGGCGCAGTAAGCGGACTATTCGGCGACCCGAATAACCGGCGCAACATGGCGGACGCCGTCGCCATGAAAAAAGCGGCAATTAAAAACAACGCGGTCAATGGCGCCCTGGCGGGCGCAATGGGCGGCGCTGTGGGCGGCGCACTGAACTACGGGAACAGCGGCGGCAATTCCGGCGGGGGTGGCTACACGCGGGTGGAAATGCCGGTAGATGTGGGCGCACTTCCCACCTTCAACAGCTCGTATCTGGATCAGCTGAATACTTTGGCGCGGCAGCTGACCAGCATGAACTATGAGGACTGGACAAAGGGCAGCCAGTACCAGTCGCTGGCGGATCGGTATGGCAACAACGGACGGATGAGCATGCAGGACGTATTGGGGCAGGTGGCCGCCCGCACCGGCGGCTTGGCCTCCAGCTATGCCACCACGGCGGCGCAGCAGCAATACAACCAGTACATGGCGCAGCTGGAGGAAGTGGCGCGGCAGATGTATTCCCAGGAGCGCGGCGACATTATGGACACCGCCAATTTGTACCGCAATCTGGCAAACGACGAGTACGGCCGGTACCGCGACAGCCTGGCCGATTACAATGACCGTCTGGCGGCGGCACAGAGCGCGGCACGGAGTGCATACAGCGGCAGCGGATACACCGGCACGACAAGCATTGACCGGCTGAAAAGCCGCAGCAGCAACGGCGGATCCGGCGGCAGCGACAACGCGAGATACAGCAGCGGTGAGGCACTGCGACTGGCCGCCAGCAACGCAAGGACCACCAGCGGGCAGGTGATGGCGCTGGAGGCTATGTACGAAAACGGGAACATCACAAAGAAGCAGTACAGCGATCTGGTATACGCCGTGAAGAACCCGGGGAAATAAGGAGGGCGCGATGGGCTGGAAGCAGACATTTCAGAAGAAAATGAAAGCTGCGGGGATGGAAAACGACATCCCCGCAGCAAGCCGGACAAACCGCAATGCAGATAGCGGTGGGTGGCAGGATAAGTTCCGCAGCAAAATGGAAGCTGCCGGCATGGGCGGCGACATTATCCGCACCGGAGGCAGAACGGCGGCGGATGTAGCGCCCAGCACCTATAAGCCGGACACGTCTATGCTGGTTACGCCGGGCGTGCCTGCGGGGAACACAGCAAGTGCGTCGGGGAAATATAACGTTGGGCAGGGGCTGGCAAAGGCCGGGCAGATGGGCCTGACGCAGATCGCCAAAGTGGGAAGCTCTGCCGGCGCGTGGATAGAAAACCAATTGGGCAATTTTGCCCGGGAGGGCTCCAACGGCTACTGGGACCCGGACACCAGCAACTGGCTTTTCAATCGCTGGAACCGGGCCATTGACGCGGAGGCGCAGGGTGTGCAGCAGCGGTACGCGGAAAACACGGCACGCGGCGGGAAAGCGGCGCAGGTTTTTGAAGATCTGGGTGCGGCGACGGTGGCGGCGGTGCCGCAAGCCATTGCGGCGCTGTTGACCGGCGGCGCCAGCACGGCGGCGCAGGCAGGCGCACTGGCGGAAAACGCGGCGGCTTCCTCCGGCCTGGTAAGCACCATTTCCCGCAGTATGCGGGCAATGGCGAAAGATCCGAACTTCCAGCTTTCCTTTGCCCAAGTATTCGGCCCCGGCTATGAGCAGGCAAAGGCGGACGGCGCGGACGATTTCCGCGCGTCGGTGTACGCCGTTGGTAACGGACTGATGAACGCCGCCGTGGAAGTGGGCGGCGGTATCCAGACGCTGCCCCGGGAATTGCAGAACGGCGGCAGCGCATGGAAAGCATGGGTGGACGCTATGCTGGACGAGGGCAAGGAAGAAGTGGTGCAGGGCGTGATCGAACGCGCCACGCAGAATGCCGTCTATGGACGGGACAACCCCCTTGTCGGTATCGGCAACGGCGCTATCTTTGACCCGGCAACAGCGGCGGAGGAATTTGCCGGCGGCGCTGTGGTTGGCGGTATTCTGGGCGGTGGGCAGATGGGCGTGAACACCCTTGCCAACCGCGCAGCATACAACGCGGCCAGAGCGCAGTATGACCGGGACGTGCGGCAGAACACCGCGCCGGAGATGGACGGCAGGACGGCGGAAGCCGTGGAGGCGGTGACCCGGGGCGAGACGATCACCGGCAACCAGGCGGCGGCCATTGCACGGGATCCGGTGGCCGTGGAAACACTGGAGGCCAGCACCGGGGTAAAGCTGAACACGGAAAAGCCTATCAGCCAGCTCAAGCGTGAAATTATCGCCCTTGCAAGCCGCGAGACAGCGCAGGAGCAGACACAGCGCACCACGGCTATCCCCCAGACGCAGAAACGCGCACAGAAAGCCGTGGGCGGCTTTATGGAGGCGGGGCAGAGAGCGTATCAGCAGGTGCGGGAGACAAGCGGCAGCGGCGCGGAGGTGTACGCAGGCTTTTCCGCCATGTACAACGCGGGACTGAACGGCGTTGAGGCGGACAAGGCCAAGGGCAAGTACGCGGCGATGCTGACGCCGGAGCAGCGGTACACGGCGTACAACGCAGGGCTGGAGGACGCCAGGGCGCAGGTGGCACGGGAAAATGCGGACGTAGCATCCGTGACTACCACAGCGGGGGCCGGGCTGGCGGACAATGCCTACAGCCGGTACATCATCGCCAAAGACAAGGGCGCGGCCTCGACGCTGAACACCATCGGCAAGAAGCTGGGCGTGCGTATCGAGTTCGTGGACAGCATTATGGATGGGCAGGCCAACGGCCAGTACATCAGGGAGAAAAACCTGATCCAGATCGCGGCGGACAGCACGAACCCCATCTATGAGGTGGCGGGGCACGAGGTCACCCACCGGATGCAGGACTTGTCCCCCGACGAGTACCGGGCGTTCCGGCAGGCGGCGATAGAGTACCGCATGCGGGAGAACGGCGCGGACACGGAAACGGAGGTCGTGCAGCGGTACATGGAGGCGGCGGAGAGAGCCGGCGTAACGCTGACGCAGGACGAGGCGATGGACGAGATCGCCGCGGACTTCGCGGGGCGGATGATCGAGGATACGGATCTGTTCGCACAGTTTGCCAAAGACAACCGCACGGCGGCGCAGAAGCTGCTGGACGGGCTAAAGGAATTTATCGCCAAAGTCAAGGCTATGTTCACCGGCAAGGCCAGAGACAACGCGGCGATAGATGCCTACGGAAAGACCTTCGGTGAGCTGGAGGACATTGCACAGAAGTGGCAGGCGGCCTTTGACGCGGCGGAGCGTCAGGCGGAGAAAACAAAAACCGCCGCCGGTGAGGGCGACGGTGCAAAGTATCAGATCAAGCAGTTCCCCAATGGCATGAAATACGTTCAGGCGGACAGACAAGTATTATTTGGCAACGACCCCAAGGCGTGGAGTGAACAGCTGGAAAGCTATATTAACGGCAAAATCCGCAATCACGAGGATGTTCGCCTGATTGCCGAGGACGGCGATATTCTGCTCCTGACAAGTAAATCTGCCGGGAAGCTGAGTAGCATTTACGACAACAATGGTCGAACGCTGGATGGAAAAGCATTTGAACGTAAAGCAAATGCGGCTGCTCACATCGACGAACTTATTAAGGTTTCTGAGCGCGGAGGAAAGACTGTCCTTGACTTTGGTGGGCGTCACGGCGACATGGCAAAAGACGGCTGGAACTATCGAACGGCATATTTCATGGATTTTGATGGAAAGTATTATCGAACGCGCATTTCCGTTGCGCTGGGTAAGGATGGAAGCATTGTCTACAATATCGGGGAAATGCAAGAAAGAAGCACTCCCCAAATTAACGGCTCTTCCGGAAACTCCGGCGCTCAGCGGGGGAATGCTTCTGGTACCAGTATACTCACCGATGGCGAGAATGTCAACAGGAAATTTCAGCTGCGGAGTACGGCAGACATTGAGCAGGAGGTGCGGGACCTGAAGCGGGAACGCACAGCACTGGCCAGCCGCAACCGCGCATTGGAGCAGCGGGTGCAGGAGCTGAAGGGCGAAATGCGCATCAGCAAGGAGCCGTCCGTTGTTGCGCGGGACGTAAAGAAGCTGGGGCGCGAGACCATACGCAAGTACGGCAGCGACGTGAAATACGGCGACATTCAGGCCGACATGGAGGCGCTGGGCAAGGCTGTGATGAAGAAAGACGTGAGCATGGCCGACCTGATGCCCTACGCCAGAAACGCGGCGACGGCCATCGTGGACAACACGATGGAGCTGACGGAGCACGGCGCGGAGCTGCTGGAGATCAAAGACTACCTGAAGCGGCAGAAGATCCTTTTCAACGGGGAGATGGACCACTACAACGAGTTCCGCAAGCGGTACATGGGAACGCTGAAGCTGAACAAGTCGGAGGGCTTGCCGGTGGACACCATGTATGAGGAAATGACGGAGATGTTTGGCGAGGGCTATTTCCCCAGCGACGTGTATACCGAGGCGGACAAGCTGCAGCAGATCGCGGATGTGCTGGACAGCATGGACAGCATTTATGAAA